ATCGACCCGGTGCGCGCGGCGCTCGACGCCGCCGTGGACGCCGACGACTTTACCCGCCGGCTGGCCGACGTGGTCGCCGAGCAGGACCCTTCGGCCCTGGTGAATGCCCTGGCCCGGGCGTTGTTCCGCCAGCGCGGCATTGGGGAGGTCGGCGATGCGAATTAGCGGGCCGGGACCGATCCCCAAGGATGCCCTGCAATATTTCAGAGCCAAGATTGCAACGCCCGGCTTTGACTGGCGCGACATATGGCGCACCGAGCACGCCAGCGCCTTTACCGTGGCCAAGGCCACCCAGGCCGACGTGCTTACCAGCATCCGCGAGGCCCTGGACAAGGCCCTGGCCGAAGGGCGCACCTACCGCCAGTTTGCCGCCGAGTTGACGCCGACCCTGCAAGAGCTGGGCTGGTGGGGCGAGCAGATGATGGTCGATCCTGTGACCGGCAAAACCGTGGCCGCCAAGCTGGGCAGCCCGCGCCGGCTTAAAACGATCTTTCGGGCCAACCTGCGCACGGCGCGCGCCGCCGGCCAGTGGAACCGCGCCGAGCGAACCAAGGCCGCGCTGCCCTATTTGCTCTACGAGCTGGGGCCCAGCCGCGAGCACCGCGAAGAGCATGTGGCCTGGCACGGCACGCTGCTTCCTATCGACGATCCCTGGTGGGAAACCCACATGCCGCCCAACGGATGGGGCTGCAAGTGCCGCGTGCGGCAGGTCAGCCGCGCCGAAGCCGAGCGCATGCGCCAAGAGGGCGTCATGGCGCCCGGCCGTGCCCAGATCATCGACGCGCAAACGGGCCTGCCCACCGGCCAGCTCGAAAAGCGGCGCGTGCCGGTAAAGACCCAGGCGCCGCCCATCGTGCGCGTGCCCTGGGAAAACAAGCGCACCGGGCGCGTGGAAATGGTGCCAGCCGGCATCGATCCGGGCTGGGACAGCAACCCGGGAAAGACGCGGCTCCAAAATTTGGAGGCGCTTTTGAACGAAAAACTGGCCGCCCTGAGCCCCCAGGCCGAGGCCGCGGCCCGCAGCGATCTGGCTTTTTACCGAGGAGCATAAGGCATGCAGATCATCATCGTCGAAGACCGCCCGAAACTTTGCCAAGCCCTGAACCGCCTGACCGGCGACGAGCTGCTCGATGCCTTGAATTTCGAACTGCCGGCCGGCCCGGCGCCCGAGTGGCTGGAACTGATCCCGGCCGGCGTATCGGTGGTGGGCCGCGACGGCCGCAAGTGGCTCAACGACCGGCCGGCGGACATCATGGCAGCCTTTAACGCCGATGCCCGCGACCTGGTGATCGATACCGAGCACGCCACCCAGCTAAAGGCGCCCAACGGCGAGCCGGCCCCGGCGGCCGGGTGGATCAAGGCGCTGGAAACGCGCGAAAACGGCGCTATCTGGGGGCGCGCGGAGTGGACCCCGGGCGGCGCCCTGGCCGTGGCCAACCGCGAATATCGCTATATTTCGCCGGTCTTTACCTACGAAGAGCGCAGCGGGCGCATCGCCCAGCTCGTATCCATCGGCCTGACCAACCGGCCCAACCTGCGCCTTACGGCGCTCAATCAAATCGGGCGGGAATCCACCCGCTCACAGGAGGATGACATGCTCAAAAAACTGCTTTTGGCCCTCGGTCTGGCCGAGAACGCCACGGAAGAACAGGCCCTGAACGCCATCGGCTCCCTGCGCACCGATCTGGCCACGGCGCTCAACCGCGCCAAGACGCCGGATCTGCAATTGTTCGTGCCCCGCGCGGACTACGATCAGATGCAGACCCGCGCCATCAACGCCGAAAAGGCGTTGTCCGATCGCGCCCAGGCCGAGCTGGAGGCCGAAATCTCCCGCGAGATCGATGCGGCCCTGAAGGCCGGCAAGATCACCCCGGCCACCAAGGACTTTTACCTGGCCACCTGCCGCCAGCAGGGCGGCCTGGAGTCGTTCAAAAAGTTCGTGGCCAGCGCCCCGGTGATCGGCGACCCCAGCCAACTGGACCGCCAGCCGCCTGAGCAGGGCCTGGCGCTTAATGCCGACCAGACCAAGATCGCCCAGATGTTCGGCAACACGGCCGACGACCTGAAAAAATACGGCAAATAATCCCGCGCCAAACCAGCGCGGCGGACGCCGGCGGGACGGCGGTAAGAACGCAAAACAAGGAGAAAAAACATGGCATTAGCAGCGGATAAAGGCATCGAAAGAAAAGACGGCGTGGAGCTGCCCTTCCCGGTGGCCGGCGCCACGACCATTTACGGCGGCGGCCTGGTGGCCGTAAACGCGGCCGGCTACCTGCTGCCGGGCGCTGACACGGCCGGGCTGATCTTCCAGGGCATCGCCATCGAGCGCGTGGCCAACACCGGCGCCAACGGCGCCAAGCAGTGCGTGGTGCGCCGGCGCGGGCTCATTAAATGCGCCATCGCGGCCGCCGCCCAGGCCAATGTGGGCGATCATGTCTACCTGGTGGACGATGAGACGGTGGGACTGGTGGCCGACGTTTCCAACGCCATTTTCTGCGGCGTGATCGCCGGCTACATCGACGCCACGCACGTGTGGGTGGATATCGACCCGGCCATTTTGCAGGCCGACGTGGCGGCCCATATCGCCGACACCAGCAACGCCCACATGGCCGCGGCCATCGGCATCGCCGACGCCGGCAGCTTCACGGCCCAGTCCACGGTAGAGGCCGCGTTGCAGGAAATTTTTCCCAAAGCGCCCGTGGCCATCGCCGATCCCGGCGACGCCGGCGCCATTCCGGTGACGCGCAGCGGCTCGGTGGGTCTGACCAGCGGCGGCAGCGCCGAAACCCGCACCCTGGCCATCCCGGGCCTGGCCGGTATCACGCTGGCCATTTCCCACGCGGTGGACGGCGGCGGCGCCATCACCATCGCGGTGGCCTCGGCCATCAACCAGACCGGCAACAACCGCATCGCTTTGCAGGATGCCGGCGACACCATCGTGCTGGCGGCGGTGCTGGTCGGCGCGGTGCTGGCCTGGCGCGTGGTGGTCAACGACGGCTGCACCCTGAGCACCGTGTAACACAGGCTTTTAACGGCAACTTTTGCCAACCGGCAATACAACAGGAGGATGAACGATGATCGTCAATAAAGCCAATCTGGAAGCGGTCTTCCTGAACCTGAAGACCATCTTCAACAAGGCCTTCGAGGCCGCCCCTTCCCTCTGGGAAAAGACCACCATGCTGGTTCCCAGCGGCAGCAGCCAGAACAATTACAACTGGCTGAGCCAGTTCCCGCGCATGCGCAAGTGGATCGGCGACAAGGTCGTCAAACAGTTCGAGGCCTTCAAGTACGCCATCGTCAACGATGACTGGGAGGCCACCGTCGAGGTCAAGCGCAACGACATCGACGACGACACCCTGGGCATTTACGCCCCCCGGGCCCAGAGCGCCGGATACAGCGCCAAGCAGTTGCCCGACGAGATCGACGCCGACCTGAAAAACGACGCCTTCGCTGCTCTTTGCTACGATGGCCAGTACTTCTACGACACCGATCATCCGGTGGCCGGCGCCAGCGTCTCCAATACCGGCACGGCGGCGCTCTCCAACGCCACCCAGGCCGCCGCGGCGGCCAGCTACGGTGCGGCCCGCACCGCCATCATGGAGTTCAAAGACGATGAGGGCCGGCCCCTGGCGCTGGTGCCCGATGTCCTGGAAGTGCCGCCCGCCCTGGAGGCCGTCGGCCGCATGCTGCTGGAAAACGACAAGCTGGCCGACGACACCCCCAACCCCTACAAGGGAACGGCCAAGCTGCTGGTCAACCCGCGATTGACCTCGCGCACCGCCTGGTTCCTGCACGTGACCAGCATGCCGGTCAAGCCGTTCATCTACCAGGAGCGAAAAAAACCGGTATTCGTGCAGCAGACCATGCCCGACAGCGACGATGTCTTCATGCGCGCCACCTTCAAGTTCGGCGCCGAGGCGCGCTGCGCCGGCGGCTACGGCTTCTGGCAGATGAGCTATGGATCCACCGGGCTTGGTTAATCTTTAGACCGCACACGGGGCATCCCCAATCGCGATAAGCCCCCGGGCGCAATGGCCCGGGGGCCTTTCCAAAGGAGAACGCGCATGATCACCATCACCTCCCAGAAAGAAGGCTTC